GATTTGGAGCAGCTGAGCTTCAAGCCGAACACTTCCGTGATTGACAAAGAACGGGACCCGAACCGGAGTCATACGTCGGATGCCCTGGGATACCTGATCTGCATGTTATACGACCCGTCCAAGTTCGGCGAGATGACCCGCCCACTTTGGTAGGGAAGACAAGTGAAAAGGGACCGCATGATTGATATAGACCACGAACACAAAGAGTACAGACAGTCCATGGGAATGTGGCGCCGATACAGGGACCTCTACGCGGGCGGCGAACTGCTTAGAGCACACGCGGATCAATACCTGACGAGACGGCAGAAAGAGCCCCAAGATGTCTATTTCGAGCGTTTGTCGCGGCTGTTCTATGAGAACTACATTGGCTCGATCATCGACTGGTACGCGGCTACTCTGTTCAGCCGTGAGCCTAGCATTACGATCGAGACAAGGAACGACAGCGCGGCACAGTATTTCGCGTCGTTCTCCGATGACTGCGATCGAAAAAATACAAGGCTGACTGAGTTCTTAAAGCACAGCTTCACAGAGATGTTGGTAACCGGCGCGAGCCACCTCCTGGTCGACTTCCCGCGGCCAATCAAGAAGCCTACAAACCGAGGCGAAGAAGAAGCGCTGGGGCTATCGCGGGCGTTCCTAGTGAATTATGGAGCCGAGGAGCTGATTAATTGGAGTCTCGACGAAGACGGTCAATATGCGTGGGTCGTTCTACGCAGGTCATCACAAACGCAACTCAGCGTCGAAACCCCTCAAGCGATTGAGCAGACCTTCTGGTACTACTACGACAAACAGTCCTACAAAACGTTCAAGCGGGTCGATCAGATCGGAGAAAAAGCGCCGATCGTACAGATCGCCGAGGGCACACATGGAATGGCTCGTCTCAACAAAGTCCCGCTGATAACCATGCGTGTCAGCCACGGCCTGTGGCTGATGAACAAGTCAGCCCTGCTTCAGGTGGAACATTTGAACAAGTCTAACGCACTAGGTTGGGCCATCACGATGGGTTTGTTCGCGATGCCCGTCATCTACTCAGACCGGGAGTGGAACCAAGTGGTCGGCGAATCGTACTACATCCAACTCGGTCCACAGGATCGTTTTGGCTGGACCGAGCCGGACGGCCGTGTATTCGAGATAGCGGCGAAGAACCTGACCGACCTAAAGGACGAAATATACCGCGTTTGCTACCTGTCCCAGGCTGCAGGCGAGGTGTCGGGTGGGTCGAAAGGGCAATCCGCGCTGAGCAAGCTGAGGGACTTTGCGATTACTCAAGAGGTCCTTCGGAGTTACGGCGACACGGTGAAAGAGTCTATGCGAAGGTTGCTGGACGCCATCGCGGGGGCTCGGGACGACGCAGTTAAGTTCCAGGTTTCCGGCTTTGATGAGTTCGATATCGGCGATTTTGGCACTGAGCTAACTGACGCTCAAAACCTTTTAGGGCTGGGCGTTGAGTCTCGCACGTTACAGCAGCAGATATTCAAGAAGTTAGCGTTTAAGTACCTGTCTGACGCGAGGCAAGATGTAAAGGACCAGATCTCTATTGAGATCGACGAACAGTTTTCTAAGAAATAGGAGAAGGAACGATGGCTGATCAAGAACAAACGGAATCGGAGCAGGCGATGGGAGTTGATGTACGCCAGGTTGTACAGCAGGCGGTTGAGGAATTCCTGAGGGCACAGCAACAGAAGGTGGAGCCCACCTACAAGACCGAGTTGCTCGACGAGCGCAAGCGGCGGGAAGCCTTGGAAGGGCGCCTGAATCAGCTTGTGGAAGAGAACCGAAAGGCGCGGGCGGCGGCGGAGGAAGCTGAGCGGCACTCGAAAATCCGGGGCGAACTCCAGAAGCTGGGTGTGGCGAAAATCGAGCTGGCCTTTCGAGCGATAAAGGACGACATAGTCCGCGCGGAGGATGGCCGCCTGGTGGCGAGGGGTGCGGAGGCCAAACCACTCGAGGAGTTCCTAAGTTCCTTCGTGGAAGAGAATCCAGAGCTGTTGCCCGCCAGGATTACGGGCGGAACGGGCGCCCCGAGCGGGACCCGGGAGGCTCTGCATGGCGGAGATTCCGGTTTTGAACTAGACAAGATCAAAGCCGGCATGAGTGCGGAGGATCTCGACCGCGTCCGCCAGGAAATTGCGCGTGTTGCGTCACGAACACTGCGTGGTCTCTGATTCGAGATTGAACAGGGTGGCGTTCGGCGTTCATCCTTAGTGTTTTAGGAGAAATATGTCAATAATTACGTCAGCTAATCTGGCCAGTGCGATTGTTAAGCTCGTTGCCGCTGATGCTTTGCCTGCATTGATGGGCAACTTGATCATGGGTAACTTGGTGAATCGGGATTATGAGCCTGTCCTCGCCCATTCGGGCGATACGGTGAATGTGCCGATTCCGCCTGTTCTGGTCGCAAATAACATCGCGGAGGGTGGCACGGTACAGCCGCAGAACCCAAATCTGGGTAACGCGCAGATCGTTCTGAACACGCACGCGGAAGCTACATTCCAACTCCCGGACGTGACAAAGGCCCTGGCTTTCCCGGAGCTTTTGAAGGCTTACATGCAACCAGCGGTTGTGGCGATCGCGACACGAATTGAAACCGATCTTTTGAATCTCTACAGCCAGTTTTCGGTGAATTCGCCGGTTGGAACCGCGGCCACCGCAATTACGGAGGCCACGATTGATGCTGCTGAGACGGCGCTATTCCAAGCGATGGTTCCAGCGAGCGCACCGAAATATTTGGTGGTCAACTCGGCGACTTACTCGCAGATCCGCCAAATTCCGCGATTTAGCGAGTACTACACGGCCGGCGACGCGGGGCTGAAGGCGTTAGTCGAAGGCAATGTCGGTAAAATGAAGGACTTTTTTATCTTCCGGTCGCAGTTTGTTCCCGTGACAGGAATTACTACAGTTAACACTCATAACCTCGCCTTCAGCCGTGACGCGCTTGGTCTGGTTATCCGGCGGCTGCCACAGCCGCTTCCCGGAACCGGCGCCATCGCCGAGTATGCAGAGTTGGGTAACTTTGGGATTCGAGTGGTGATGAGCTATCAACCGAACACGCTTTCACAGCAGTTTACGGTTGACGTGCTGTACGGTTGCGGGGTCCTTCGCAACAGTTTTGCGGTACAAGTGAACAGCTAAAGATCCGCAGGGGTTAAGTGTGTAGGCGCTGGGAACCGGTTCGCCGGTTCCCTTTTGTTTTGGGGGAACAAATGGATTTACGACAGTTCTACAAGAAAGTGCGTGAGGTGGAATCCTCTTTGCCGGAGCCTTACGTGATGGTTACGAGCCTCGAGACTAGTGACGGAGGACGGGCCGGAGTCGTTTCTGAGGTGGCACGTGAAGTTGCGGCGATGTTGATCGTCGGCGGCAAGGCGGTACTGGCTGCGGAGGCCGAAGTGGGGTCATATCGAAAAGCTCAAGCAGATGCAAAGGCCGCTCACGAGAAGGCTGAGCTGGCCAAACACCTTCAGGTAACGATCATCAGCGATGCCGAAGGAACATTGTCAACGGGAAAACCGGCCAAATAGGGGAAAGCACAAATGGCACTACTAACCGACGCGAGTATCCTCGGCTTGGATGAGTTGGCGCTGTATGAGACGAACGTCACCACGGTCACATCTACCCATGGCATTGACATCGACGCGAAGATTTCTATTTCGATCGCGTCCATCGGTGATCTTCTTCTGTTGCGGTTACTTAAGGCCGGCCTCAGCGATCCGCAGCACATGTACCGGCGACAGTTGGGGGTGTCAACCGTGGTTGTTACTCCTCCCTTGGAGCGCTGGCTTTGTCTAGACGCTTTGGCGAACATCTTCGCGGAGGCCTACAACGTTCAACTGAACGATAGGTTCAAGGGAAAGTGGACGCAATATCTTCAGCAGGCGGACGTGGCGCAACAGTTGGTTTGGCAGTACGGAGTGGGCATCGTAAACCAAGCGCTGCCCCAAACACTTCCAGCGCTTGCTTCGATTCAGTCAGGTCCTCTCGCGAACCAGGAACTGCTGGTTCAAGTTGCCTGGACTGATGCGAATGGAAACGAGGGATCTCTAAGCCCCGTGCTCGGTGTCGAGTTGCCTGATGGTTCCTCAATAGCGGTGTCGACGGCCGAGGGCTCAGACGGAGCGCCAGCTGCCGCCGCTGGCTGGAACGTGTATTTAGGGCAAATCGGGCTCGATGTTACCCGGCAGAATAACGCTCCGATTCCAGTCGGTTCGACGTGGTTTCTTCCGGACTTCGGAATCATTCAAGGCCCCGTGCCAGTCGGCGGTCAGAGTCCTGACTATTACGTGATTGATCCCCGGAGAACACCGAGAGGTTAATGATGACACCGTTAACACTGCTTGCGCCAATGACCGTGGCCAACTTGCTGACAAACAATAACGCCTTCGGTGTCCAGATAGCGGCCGTCGAGAAGGAGTTGGGCTATGCGTTACCAGCCATTCCTTCGAGCCAAATCATCCTGAGTTCGGCAGACGCAGACACTGCAGACCGGCGGCAGCAAATCAGCTATCCGAGAATCGCGGTTTATACCGACCGCATCGTGAACAACCTGAGGGAGAAGTTCAGAACCCAGTCGGGAACCGCGTCGGTGACAATCGCGATCGCTGCGAGCGCTGATCTAGTCGATCAGGTCGAGCAGTGGATGCATTTCTATATCGAGGCGGTGACGAACGTCTTAAGACAGAACATCGGCGACTGGGGTAGCGGGATGTTTTTCCCGGGAACGTACGAGGTGCAACTGCAGCCACCGAAGCCTGGAGGGTCTGGATTTGTACAACACGCAAATGTTACGTGCGTCGTGAGTGTGAGCAACAACTAAGGGGAAGGTCTATGGCCAGTTACATTTCATCGAATCAGAATCGATTCTACGTTAGTATTGAAGCCGCTTACGGGCAGGCTGCCTCGATTTCTGGCGGCAACCGGTTTCCGGCGGTGCATTTGGCGATCGCACAAGCATTGCAACAGGGTGCTCGAAGAGATAAAACCGGATCGCGCACTTTCATGGGAATTCCTGCCACATCGCGAAAGGTAACAACCTTTCAAGTACATACTTATCTGACTTCGTGGAATGGGACTGGCGAGCCATCTTACGGTCCACTATTCCACGCCGCTTTGGGGGCAGAGCCGTTGTCCAGCACCGGGTTGACAGTACAGGCAGTGGCGGGCACGAACGGTATTCAGACCTCGTCTCCCCACGGGCTTGCTGTGGGTTCAGGCGTATCTTACAACAACGAGATCCGGTTTGTGATGACAGTTCCCGACGCAAGTTCCGTGGTCTTGAACGCGCCGTTTTCTTCAATGCCACACGCCGGAAGCTCGTTGGCTTCGACCGTTACTTATTCCCTGGCTACGAGCCTGCCAAGTGTGTCACTTTTTGATTACTGGGATCCCGCTAACGCGGTGAGCCGCATTCTGACGGGTGGGGTGGTTTCGCAGCTAGAGTTTGCCGTGAACGGAGACTTTCATGAGTTTCTCTTTCAAGGCCCCGCATCCGATGTTCTGGATAGCACTAGTTTCGTGACTGGGCAAGCAGGTTTAGCGGCTTTCCCGACAGAACCTCAGCTCGTTGGGTTCGACTATTCGATCGTGCCTGGCCACTTAGGGCAAGTGTGGTTGGGCGGAAGCCCGTCGAATCAGTTTTTCACTCTGACCGAAGCGAAGGTAGCGGTAAACAATTCGATTGAAGTTCGAAATCGGGAATTCGGGGCGAGTTTGCCGCGGGCGATTGTGCCGGGTCATCGCTTTGTGAGCTCCGAATTCAGTTTATTTGCTCAGGACGACGGGCAAACCAGCGCCCTCTATCAGGTTGCGCGGGCTCGCCAGCCGATCGCTGCGATGATCCAACTGGGACAGCAGCAGGGACAATTGCTTGGCATATACCTGCCAAAGGTGATTCCGGAAGTGCCTCATTTTGATGATTCTGATGCTCGCTTGCAGTGGACTTTCGCGGGCTGCAAGGCGCAAGGTGTAGCCGATGACGAATTCTATGTTGCCTTCGCATAAAGGTTCTCAATTCGAAAGCAGCCGGCGGTTGGAGAGCCAGAGCGTTCCCGGCGCAGTGTTCTGGATTCGAAAAACGTCCTTAGGCCAACGCATCGAACTGCTGACCCGCGTTCGCGAGTTGACCCGTAAGTACGAGTTCCTAAAAGCAGGGGGACCGTCAGAGCTGATGGAAGCGACGCTTGGAGACTTGCTTACCACTAAGCTCTATGTCGAATGGGGGCTGGAACGCGTGGAGGGACTGTCCATCGACGGACACGAAGCTTCAGTAACGCTGCTTCTTGAGAAGGGGCCGGAGGAACTCTGTGTCGAGATTGCTCAAGAGGTACAGAAGGAATGCGGGTTATCTGAGGAAGAACGAAAAAACTCTTAGTCGCATTCCATTTCCAGTACTCGACAGAGTCCGCTTGGAACTGCGACAAATGCCGAAGCGGCGGCTTAGCTGGCCTCAGGAATTGCGCCTGGGTGGAACCAGAAGACGCTCCAGTTAGAGGTCAGCGAGCGAGGATGGTGTGGTTTCGAAAAGGGGTATCGACGCAGCAGTGCCCAAAGAATGAGATCACCGCCAGCAGCGTCAGCTGGCTGGAAGCTTTCCACCAGTGGAAGCTGCTGGGCGCAGCTGCTTTTGGTGAATTGGATGCGCGCACTGCCGATGCGTTTTTGGTCCTAGAGGGGGCCTATCGTGAAGAACTATAAGAATCCGTCGTTGCCGAAAGTCTCGTTTCAATCGCTCGTCAAGAACCTGGCAAGTTCGACGAAGCTGTCCTTCGGATCGCCGTCAAGGCTAACTACGCTAGACAGCGCAGGTCTCAAGAGTTCAGCAGGCGACCCGACGCTCAACAGCATTTCATTCGGCAGTCCTTCTTCTCGTGGGACCTCGCGAACGCAAACCGGAACAAGTAACTCGGGCTGGGCGGCGCTACTGGGTGGCGGAAAGTCCGGCATTCTTGGAGGCTTATCGTCAGGCCTGCTGGGCGGCCTCGGCGTCGGTCAGTTGCTCTCAGGAGCACTCGGGCTGCTTGGCCTCGGTTCAAGCTCCAAGACGCTGCCGCCGTTACAGCGCTTCACGCTGCCTGATTCACGGCAACTTGTGGCGACGATCCCGCATTCCCCGAGGCTGCTGCCTGTACCGCCGACGGTGCGGTTAGGATCCAACGCGATCGCTGCCGGCTCTCAAGCACGATCTGTTTCGCCGGTGGCACAGGTACCGGCTAGCCGCGGAAGTTCGACCGGATTGAACGCCTCGACACCAGGTGGCCAGTTAGCGAACAGTGGGCACCAGGTGCATGTTCACGTGTCGGCCTTGGATACTCAGTCGTTCATGGACCGGAGTAACGACATCGCCAAGGCTGTTAAGAACGCGCTGCTTCAATCCAGTTCTCTAAACGACGTGATTTCGGAGATCTAGATGGCAACCTTCCCTGTTTTAGATAGCGGCGCCATTGCGCAATACCCACTGCCTGCGTACGTTGCTCGGACGACCCAGGTGATTCGATTCCTGGATGGCAGTGATCAACGATGCATCGTGAGAGCGAGGCTGGTGCGCTGGTGGGTAGTAAAACTCTCACTCCTGAACGATTCGGAACTTGCGCTGCTCGAATCGTTCTTTACCGAACAGCAAGGAAGTTTCGGGCTTTTCGATTTTCCGGACCCATTCAGCGGCCAGACGATCGCGAACTGCCGGTTTGCCACTTCCGAGTTCGCTACTCTCTACGCCGCAACCGATCAAGGATCGACGGAGTTGACCGTAATGGAGTGTTATGAGTAGCCCTGTCTTTCCGCAGCTTTCAACTGGCGCCCTGGCGCAGTTTCCAATTCGTAAGTCCAGTTCGGTCCATACC